ATCGGCCAGGTGACGGCGGGCGACACACTTACCAAGGGCTATTACGTTTACGCCAATCCGCTGAGTACACAGGCACAGGCCGATCGCGAAGCGCGCAAAGCTCCGGTAATTCAGGTGGCGACGAAACTGGCGGGTGCTATCCACTTCGCTGACGTATTGATTAACGTGGTGCGCTAAGGGGAACTGAATGAGCACGTATTCTTTTATTGATGTCACCGCGTCCATGACCGGGCCGACCGGGATTATCGATCTCGGCTATGGCTCTGCCAACTCGGAAGAGGGCATCACGGTCACCATGGCCGAAAACAAAAACACCATGACTATCGGTGCTGATGGCGAAGTGATGCACAGCCTGCACGCGGGTAAGGCTGGCACGATTACCGTGACGCTGCTGAAAACCTCGCCAACCAATAAAAAACTGTCTCTGGCTTACAACGCACAGAGCCAGTCTTCTGCGCTGTGGGGAAATAACGTATTTGTTATCCGAAACAGCGCATCCGGCGATATCACCACCGCACGCTCCTGCGCATTCCAGAAACAACCCGATCACGCCAATGCTAAAGAAGGCGGCACGGTATCCTGGGTGTTTGATGCGGGCAAAATCGACCAGTTACTCGGGGAGTTTTAATCCATGGAAATCACCATTAAGGACCAGCAATACCGCATTGGTAAGTTGAGCGTGTTTGAGCAACTGAAGGTCTCCCGCAAACTCCTGCCGGTGCTTGCGGGCCTGGTCTCTGACTTCCGTAATGTCCAGGCAAAACTAACCGCAAAAGATACTGAGGGCGCGCTGGAAAGCATCCTGCCTAAGATTGCTGATGCCGTTTCAGGACTCAGCGATGACGATGTGGATGCGATCCTGTTCCCCTGTCTTCAGGTGGTGGCTCGCCAGCACGGTAAAGGCTGGGTGCCGGTATGCCTGCAGGGGAATATGGCGTTCGATGACATCGACCTGTTCGTGATGCTCCAACTGGTGGCGCGGGTGGTCGCTGATTCGCTGGGAAATTTTTTGCAAGAACTCCCTACCGGCGAGACGAACCCCCCTCCAACGGCATAACGTTCAACACCCTGCCGGGCGGTGAGGATTACATCCTGCGCCCGGCCCTCGTCTTTAACATTGACCAGAAAGACCTCGACAGCGGTGCGGTGGACCTGTGCCGCATTGCCCTGCTGAATGATTATCTTGATATGCGTGACGACAATGACGCGCGCGTGGAGAAATGGAGAGCAACCGATGAGCGGTAACGTGGACACGATCAAAAGCTTCCTCGTTTCTCTGGGCTTTGACGTTGATGGAGCCGGGCAAGCAAGGTTTGAAGCCACGATTAAAGGCGTCACCGCCAGCGTGGTTAAGATGGGGGCGGCGGTAGAGGGAGCGGCACTTGCTGTTGTGGGATTCACAACCCAGATCGCGAGCGGACTGGACAAGCTCTACTGGGCATCACAGCGCACTGGCGCGACGGTAAATGGAATTAAAGCCCTTGGCTATGCCGCCTCGCAAACCGGCGCAAGTGCAGAAGCGGCTCAAAATTCCCTGGAGAGTCTTGCAGCGTTTATACGACATAACCCCGGAGCGGAAGGTTTCCTGAACCGCCTGGGCGTACAGACCCGTGACGCCAGCGGTAACATGCGCGACATGGCCGCTATCTTTACGGGCGTCGGCCAGAAGCTCAGCAGCATGCCGTATTACAGAGCTAACCAGTATGCGCAGATGCTGGGTATTGACGAAAATACCCTCATGGCGATGCGCCGGGGGGTGGGCGGTTTCACCGGGCAGTACAGCGCAATGGCGAAAGCTATCGGCTTTAATGCTGACGAGGCGGCCAGAAGCTCCAACAAATTCATGACCTCCCTGCGCGAGTTCGGCGCAATGGCAGGCATGACCCGTGACAAAATCGGCTCTAATCTTGCTGGTGGACTGGCGGGTTCGCTGGACTCGCTGCGCCGCCATATTTTGGATAACTTCCCGCGCATCGAGCAGACCCTGACGAAAGCCTTAAAAGGCATTCTGGCGCTCGGGGACATTATCGGGCGGCTGTTCTTCCGGCTCATTGAGGGGACATCAGACCTTATCACCTGGTGGAAATCTCTCGACAAGCAAACACGAGAGCTGATCTCGCTGTTTGGCGCGCTGACGATTGCACTACGCATTCTGAACAGCACGTTCTGGATGTCGCCTGTCGGCCTTATTACCGCGCTGGCGGCGGGTATTGCCCTCCTGTGGGAGGATTATAAGACCTGGAAGGAGGGCGGTCAGAGCCTGATTGACTGGGGCAAGTGGAAACCGGAAGTCGACGCCGCATTGAAGATGGTTCGTGACCTTAAAACTACCGTTAACGACCTGGCGAAAGCACTGGCGAAACTGCTCAACATTGACCCCAAATCGTGGTCCCTGAAATGGGATTTCAGCAACTTCATCGACCAGATGGGTGAGTTCAGCAAAATGCTGAACATGATCGCCGACCTGCTGAATGCCATTAAAGACGGTCGCTGGGCTGATGCGGCCAGTGTTGGCAAGCAATTGCTGAATCAGGGGAACGATAAACCGTCTGCGATGCCAGAAGTGACGGACAGCGCTAACCAGACGGCGGAATGGTTTAAAGACAAGCTAGGATTCGATCCGCGCAATGTGGGTAAAACCATCAAAGGCGGGCTGTTTGGTAGCGAGGCTGGAGAGGGGCGAGGGATTCATGACGACCAGCGTGATCCGCAGATGGATGAGCTGAACGGCACGCAGGAAAAATCACGGAAAGAGGCTGCTGAATATCATGGCCGTAGTACTGGCGTGCTCGGCAAAATTGCAGAGGGTATAAAGCAAATTGCTGATGGAATATTCCCGACTGCCGAGGCGGCAGCTTTCACCCCCACAGATGCGAGTGGCTTACCCTTTGCAGGCGTTAAGCAGCCGCAGCCGTCAAAAGCAGGCTCTGAGTTGCTGGGATGGATGCAACCGATGCTCACTAGCCTGGAACAGCTCTACCGGCTTCCTGAAGGCTTGCTACGCAGTGTGGCTATCACGGAGTCTGGCGGTAATCAATTCGCTGTTTCAGGTGCTGGCGCTAAAGGACTGTTTCAGTTTATGGACGGCACTGCGCGCGATATGGGCCTACGCGGGAACGACGTATTCAACCCTGAAAAGGCCGCTCAGGCAGCCGCGAAATACCTCTCACAATTGCTGAAGGCTAACGGTGGTGACCTGAGTAAGGCGCTGGCGTCCTACAACTGGGGGATTGGAAATGTGCAGAAGCACGGAATGGCCCTTATGCCTCAGGAAACCCGCAACTACATTCCGAAGGTATTAAGCAACATGCCCGCAACCGGGGGTCAGGTGCGACAACAGAACACCTACCACATATACGGAGGTGGTGATCCGCGTTCTGTTGGTACTGAGGTTGAGCGTCGGCAGCAGTCGGCAAACGCCCAGGTTATGCGTGGCAATCAAACGAAGGTGGGCTAATGGATATTCTCTCTACGCTCTTTCATCAGCAGAGCCGGAAAATAGGGATAATTGTCCCCAGCGTGGTTGTTTCTGAGAAGCACAGCGATACGCTGGAGATAACCGAGCACCCTGTCGAGGTAGGGGCCGCCATCGCTGACCATGCCTACAAAAAACCTTCTGAAGTGGTGATGGAGGTTGGTTTTGCTGGTGGCGGATCGTTGCTGGATTTTGCCAGTAACCTGACAGTTACCAGTCTGCTCGGTCTGAGTCCGCAGCAGACGTATCAGGAGATACTCGACCTGCAGGCGAGTCGTATTCCTTTCGATGTGGTGACCGGCAAACGCCTTTACAGCAACATGCTGATCCGCGCGCTGGAAGTGACAACAGACAAGACGACCGAAAATGTCCTGTCTGCTGTCATCACCCTGAGGGAGGTTCTTATCTCGCAGACGCAGCAGATCACCGTCGCGGATAAAACCAACATGAAGGACGGGGCCAGCACGTCGGCGGTACTGAATACCGGCAACAAAACCACAAAGCCGCCAAATACCTCTTTATTGCAAAGTGGTGCGGCGTTACTGGGGCTCGGCTAATGGCAATTCAGGAAATACCGCTGACAGCGGATAACCAGCAATTCAGCATCATTCTGGCAGGTGCCACCTGGCGGATTAGCATCACCTGGCGCGATCTGTACTGGATTATGGACCTGCAGAATGACAGGGGGGAGCCGGTAATCTCTGGTATTCCTCTCGTCACTGGCGCTGATCTGCTGGCACAGTACGCCTATATGGGGCTCGGCTTTAAGCTGGTGGTGGTCTGTGACGACAGCACACAGGATTATCCGACGAAAAACGACCTGGGCGGCCGCAGTCATTTACTGGTATCAACGGAGTAAACATGTCACAGAACTGGATGAGGCATTTCGAGCTGCAGCTCGTGGACGAGAACGGACAGGGTATTGAGCTCAGCGATTTTAAAGTGACCTTCACGATCGACTGGTTCAACATCAGCAGCGCGTCGCGGGTTGGTACATTCAAAATTTACAACCTGTCTGCTGATACCTCCAACCGTATAACCGGTAAAGAGTTTTCGAAAGTGCGGCTGATTGCCGGTTACGACGGTATCGCGCCGGAAGTATCGGCAAGCGACGTCGGGACCGTCCGCGAAGTCGACGCTTCGGACGTGGGGCAGAGTGATGGCCGCAACTACGGGCTGATTTTCAGCGGAGACATTCGCTATTCGGTCACCGGTAAAGACAACCCCATTGATTCCTACGTCCTGATTCAGGCAGCCGATACGGATCTGGCTTTTGCCACCAGCATAACGTCGCAGACGCTGGCAGCCGGTTACACGGTCGCAGATGTGAACCGAGCGCTGATGAAAGACTTCGAGGCCAAAGGCGCGAGCGAAGGCCTGACGCCTGAAATGCCTGCTACCGTATTCCCCCGTGGCCGGGTGCTGTTTGGCATGACGCGGCATCTTATGGATAACGTGGCCGGGCAATGTGGCGCAACATGGCAATTCGTTGACGGCCAGCGGCAGATGGTGGCGAATAACGAGTATGTTCACGACGCGATTGTGCTCAACAGCGCCACCGGGCTTATCGGCATGCCGCAGCAGACCATCGGCAACGGCGTAAACGTCCGCGCGCTGATTAACCCGAACATCCGGGTTAACGGGCTTATTCAGCTGGATCAGGCTTCCGTGTATCGCACCGCGCTGTCGAACAACGATATCGCTATGGCCGGTGGGCAGATCACCGACCAGAACACGGACGGAAATATCACGCTCAGCGGCACCACGGCGCAGCCTGCCAGCATCGCAACGGATGGCGTTTATATTGTGCGCGGGATTATGTACACTGGCGATACAAGGGGCCAGGCGTGGTACATGGATATGATGTGCGAAGCGCGTGGCGCGGCGGATCTGGTTTCCTCATCAGCAAGGGAAAGAGGGCTTTAATGAAACGGTTCTGTTTGGCGTTAGCTATGATGGTTACTGCTCCGGCGATAGCTGCAATTCAGTGTGGTAATTACACAATGACCGGTGACGGAATGACTGTTATTAACGGTGAAACTGTCACATCTCAGAAAATCAAATTTCTGGGAAAAGATGGTGACTACTCAAACATGAAAATGGACATGGGCCTGATGCCTTCCCGCGATGGCAACAATTACGGTTTTGAGTTTGTGAAGCGTAACGGAAAAGCTTTCCTGAACGTCCAGTTGCTACAGAACAGCATGGGCGCACCGAAAATCATTGGCTCTTTCCCTTGCAAGAAAATTACTGATTGAAAATTATAACCGTCACTATTAAAGCCTCACTCTGATGTGAGGCTTTTTTATTATATTCAGTTATGCTTTCACGCCAATAAAACCGCCATCTTTAAACCTGGCTTTGAAGTTTTCTTTGTTGCAGTCAGTCAGTTGGTGACACTTAGGGCATTGCTGTTTATTCCCGAATAAAACACCAGCCATAAGGGACTCTCTATCATCAATCCATATAGCTGAAGGGAACCACTCCCCACAATGTAGGCATTTGACTTGAATATCAGTGGTCTGCGAATCAGTGCTCATCTCTTATCCTTCTAAAGATTTATTGCTGTGAATATCAAACGGAAAAGGTTAATTAAGCTAACCCCAATCCGAACACTCAGTTTGATTGTTCTTAAACAAAATATCAAAGCCGAATATTAAATTCTGGAGCCTACCAAATGGCCGTATCTGACCAGACCCGTAGCGGCGACCTTGCCGAAACATTCAAATCTGAGCGGGAAACCACAAAGAACCAGATCCGCGTCGCTTTGCCTGGTATCGTCCAGTCATTCGATCCTGACGCGGTGACGGCGGTTGTGCAGCCTGCTATCCGTTCGGTAGAAACTGATAACGACGGGAACCGTATTACCAAAAATTACCCGCTGCTGGTGGATGTACCGGTGGTATTTCCGCGCGGCGGCGGCTGCACGCTAACGTTCCCGGTTAAAGCCGGTGATGAATGCCTGGTGATTTTCGCCGATCGCTGCATCGATTTCTGGTGGCAGAACGGCGGCGTGCAGGAGCCTGTTGACGATCGGGTGCATGATTTATCGGATGCGTTCTGTATCGTCGGGCCGCAGTCACAGGCGCAGAAAATCAGCGGAATCAGCACGGGGGCCGCTCAGCTGCGCAGCGACGATGGAAGCACGTTCTTTGAGCTCAATCCCTCTACTCAGAAAATTAAAATCGTAGCGCCTGGCGGCCTTGATGTTGTTACCCCGCAGGCCGACTTCTCGGCGAAAGTTACCATTCACGGGCTCCTGTCCTGGCTGGGTGGAATGGTGGGTTCTGTTGTTTCTGGCGTTGCATCCAAAATCACCGGCGCTGTCGAGTTTATCGGTACCGTTAAAGCTAACGGCAAGTCAATCGATGATACGCACACGCACGGCGGGGTTCAGCGAGGCGGAAGCAACACAGACGGGGTGAACTGATGCGATACAGACGTGAAGACGCCGACGGTGATTACACCTTTGGCAGCGGCGATGATACCTGGCTGATTAACGCACCTGAGGCCGTGGCGCAGGCGGTGAAAACGCGGTTCGAATTATGGTACGGGCAATGGTTCCTCGACACCACCGAGGGGACTCCGTGGATTCAGTCCGTACTCGGTAAGCAGAAGCCGGAAACCTACAACCTGGCGATCCGTAAGCGCATCCTCGAGACGCGGGGCGTTAAATCCATCCTCTCTTTCAATACGACAGTGAACACGACGACGCGCCGCGTCCAGTTCTTCTCTGAAATCGACACTATCTACGGAACAACGACAGTAACCAGCGAGGCATAAATGGCCCTCAATTTGGACACACTCGGCTTATCGGCAACGGTAACCGCTGAGGGGATCAGTGCGCCTGATTACCAGACGATACTCGATACCCTGACGAGCTATTTCCAGCAGATTTATGGCAGTGACGCTTATCTGGAGCCGGACAGCAAAGACGGCCAGATGGTGGCGCTGGTGGCGCTGGCTATTCACGATGCCAACAACACGGCCATCTCCGTTTATAACTGCTTCTCACCTGCAACAGGTTACGGTGCCGCACTGACCAGTAACGTAAAAATTAACGGTATCGCGCGCCGGGGGGCGACGAACTCTACCGTGGATCTGGTTCTGACCGGTGCAGTCGGGACATCCATCACAAACGGTACCGTGAAAGACACGAATAACGTGATCTGGCGACTTCCTGCCTCGGTGACGATCGGTGTCGGCGGTACCGTGACGGTAACTGCAACCTGTTCAAACAGCGGAGCGGTCGCGGCGCTGGCGGGGACGATTACCACTATCAACACGCCTACCCGTGGCTGGGCTTCAGTAACCAACCCGGCGGCGGCCACCGTAGGCGCACCGGCGGAAACCGACGCAGAGCTGCGCATCAGGCAGGGGCAAAGCGTAGCGCTACCATCCCTCACACCGTTTGAAGGTGTCGACGGTGCGATCGCCAACGTTGCAGGCGTGACACGTCACAAGCTCTACGAGAATGATACTGGTGCCACCGACAGCAACGGGCTGCCGCCTCATTCCATTTCCGCGATTGTTGACGGTGGCGATGTAGCAGAAATTGCTCAGACAATCCGGGGCAATAAAGGGCAGGGAACAGCAACTTACGGCACGACATCTGTCACAGTACCGGACACTTACGGCAATCCACACGTGATCAATTTTTCGCGGTCGACTGATGTCCCGATTTATGGGCATATCACGCTGAAAGCTTTCTTGGGCTACACGTCGCAAATCGGTGTGCAGATTCAGCAGGCAGTAGCGGATTACATCAACGGGCTGACGATCGGTAATTCGGTTCTGCTGAGCCGCATATATTCCCCGGCAAATCTCGGTGTGGTCAGTGGTGGCAGCGCTCGCTATTACGACATCCAGGAGCTGCTGATTGGCAAATCAGCTGGCACAGTAGCGGCGGCGAATATCAATATCGCCTACAACGAATCAGCCTCCTGTAAGCCTGAAAATATTGTTCTAACGGTGACGTCATGAGCAAGTACACAGACTTAATCACCAACTACCACGCCACGAAACCGAAATACTTTGATCACATCGATCTGAGTACGCGACCACTGATAGACATAACAACAGCTACCAGGGGGCTGGTAAGCGCGTTTGATATCGACACGGCTGTTGGTGTCCAGCTCGATATCCTCGGTCTGTGGATCGGTCGTAGTCGTATAGTCAGTCAGCCAATTAGCGGCGTTTACTTCAGTTGGGACACTGACGGGCTTGGATATGACCAGGGCATCTGGCAAGGGCCATATGATCCTGATTCTGGCTATACGACGCTAAGCGATGAGACGTACCGCATCATTCTGAAAGCGAAAATCGCTATCAACAACTGGGACGGACGGAATGATTCTCTGCCTCCCATCCTTGACGCTGCGACTGCTGGCTCAGGCCTCAGGATGCAAATTGTCGACAACCAGGACATGACGATATCGGTCTGGGTATTCCCCGAGACTGATATTTCTGATGTGTCTCTTGAACTGATTGCCGCTATCAAACAGGGCTATCTCACCGTTAAAGCAGCTGGCGTATGGGCCGGTGATGTTGAAACGCCTTCGGTAGAAGCACCATCTGAGGGCTCTAAATTCTTTGGGTTTGATATGGATAACGAATACATCGGCGGGTTCGATGTTGGAGCATGGGGGACAATACTCTAATGGCAACAAACAACTTTAAACCGTTCGCGACAGCAGCGAATGCTAACGTGATGTCTCAGGCTGACTGGGAAGCACTACCGGCGCTTTTGTCCGGCTTTATTAGCGGGCCAGCAAAATCAGCGCAGGTAAACAAAGCCATTCGACAGGCCAGCTTTATTGCGGCAGCACTGGCACAGTATACAGCCAACAAAAGTGGCACTGTTGCAAATAGTCGGTGGTGATAAACTTATCATCCCCTTTTGCTGATGGAGCTGCACATGAACCCATTCAAAGGCCGGCATTTTCAGCGTGACATCATTCTGTGGGCCGTACGCTGGTACTGCAAATACGGCATCAGTTACCGTGAGCTGCAGGAGATGCTGGCTGAACGCGGAGTGAATGTCGATCACTCCACGATTTACCGCTGGGTTCAGCGTTATGCGCCTGAAATGGAAAAACGGCTGCGCTGGTACTGGCGTAACCCTTCCGATCTTTGCCCGTGGCACATGGATGAAACCTACGTGAAGGTCAATGGCCGCTGGGCGTATCTGTACCGGGCCGTCGACAGCCGGGGCCGCACTGTCGATTTTTATCTCTCCTCCCGTCGTAACAGCAAAGCTGCATACCGGTTTCTGGGTAAAATCCTCAACAACGTGAAGAAGTGGCAGATCCCGCGATTCATCAACACGGATAAAGCGCCCGCCTATGGTCGCGCGCTTGCTCTGCTCAAACGCGAAGGCCGGTGCCCGTCTGACGTTGAACACCGACAGATTAAGTACCGGAACAACGTGATTGAATGCGATCATGGCAAACTGAAACGGATAATCGGCGCCACGCTGGGATTTAAATCCATGAAGACGGCTTACGCCACCATCAAAGGTATTGAGGTGATGCGTGCACTACGCAAAGGCCAGGCCTCAGCATTTTATTATGGTGATCCCCTGGGCGAAATGCGCCTGGTAAGCAGAGTTTTTGAAATGTAAGGCCTTTGAATAAGACAAAAGGCTGCCTCATCGCTAACTTTGCAACAGTGCCCTGGCGGATACGATCGCCCGGAATTTTGATGCCTCGGCGGACTGGCTATTGGGTGAAAGCGGGCAACCTTTTCCTATTGTCCTCCTGGGCTCTGTGGGGTACAGGGAGTTTTTCTTTCCTGCCGGCAGTACAAGCGACTACACGTTTGAGTTTCTCAGAATAGCCAGCAGGCATGACGGCACCCTGATCATCCTGCGTCAGGATATACAGACGAAGCGGGTCACATCCGGCGTCGTCACGGAAAGTTTTTACCTGCGCAGCGGCATGGGGAGCGGCGGATACGGCAACCTCAAAAGGTTCCTCCTGTTTCTCAAAACAGCAGGTGCACGGCTGTCCATCAACACTTATGACTGGAAGCCGGAGCACCCGGATTTTGATTTCTGGACGGTCATCGGCCAGCATCACCACGTCTACTTCCAGGACACGCCCCGCCGTTCATCCGCCCGCTGGCTGCAGCAGGTACTCAACGGCGAAGATCCGGGAGAATGGTTCGCCGGAGGATGGTCACCGATACTGACAGAAGTGGCGGCGGCCACCGCGACGGATACGACTTCCGGACATACTGACCACCAGGATGAATGATCCCGTGCAACCGACACGGGCTGGGATGTCTCACCATGACGGATAAACCACAGAGAGAAGAGCATGATCGATTACCGGAACACGTTTGTTGATGACAAAACAATGTGGCTCGTGACATTTGCCGGCGAAAACTGACGATGGAGTAGCGCTTCCGGAGGAAAATTTTGTCGCCATTCTGGTAAGGCAGGGATCCTGGGAGCCTCCTTCTGAAGGCAAGCCCGGAGGGCTGTTGTGGTCCTCCTGTAATCTCACCCTTTACCCGGGTGAGATTAAAGAAGGGAAGACCGAGGCATTTGAAGCATGTTACCGGCCTCAACAGTGTTCTCTGCAGTTGTTTATGAATGGATTTATGGTGGAACCAACCCGTCTCCGTGGACGCGGCCTCGGTACCTGGATCACGCAGCAGTTTGTGCTCTGGGCCAGAGAACATCCGCCAGAAACACAAATTGACCCGATTCAAATTTCGCCTGTGGGTGAGGAAAAACAAGAAAACAAGGTCCGGAGGGACAGCCTGTGGCACGGGATTGGTTTTCGTTTCCGGGAGGGGGAGCGGATTTCTCTTACGCTGTGTTTGAGGGATTTACAGCCCCCGAAAGGGCGTCATTCAACCCTTACGACAGTGCCTTTGCCAAAAGGGGTGGGTGAGCTGGTCAGTGTCAGTGTCAGTGTCAGTGTCAGTGTCAGTGTCAGTGTCAGTGTCAGTGTCAGTGAGGATTAGAAACGGAAACTGAAGTCTCTGGAAGCCACCAGAAAACACCAGGCTGAACGTATCGGGTTTCTGACAGCACGACAGTGGGATGTATTGCTGATTAAAGCCGTTCTTGCGGTTATCCTGTCGCCCATCTGGATATCTGGCTGGTTGCTCGGAAAAGTATCAAGAAGGATCTGATTTAGCGTTTTATGATAGAGAATACAGACTTATGACAGGCCTCATTAACCAGCCTCAATATCATTCAGCAGCGCAAATACCTGTGGCCATCGACTACCCGGGGCGCTGGCACTGCGTCAGATGGCACTCGTACAGGATGAACTACCAAAATACCTGCTGGCGCCGGAAGTCAACGCCCTGCTCCACTACGTACCGGATCTGCACCGCAAAATGCTGCTGGCCACGCTCTGGAACACCGGCGCGCGGATTAACAAAGCCCTGGCACTGACCCGGGGAGATTTTTCGCTGGCGCCGCCTTGGTTGTTGGTGCAGCTAGACCCCCACAAGCAGCGTGCGGAGAAAGCGACCCGAACGGCCGGCTGTGCACCTGCTGGCAACCAGGCTCACCGGCTGGTTCCGCGTTCCGATCACCAGTACGTCAGCCAGCTGCAGATGATGGTGGCCCCACCCTGAAAATTCCGCTCGAACGTCGCAACAAACGCACCGGCCAAACGGAGAAAGCGCGCATCTGGGAGATTATCGTTCGGACCGTGCGGACCTGGCTGAGTGAAGCGGTAGACACTGCGGCTGCCGACGGAGTGACGTTTTCGGTACCGTTGACCCCTTATGCTTCAGGACATCGACCACTCTTTCCATATAGACGGTATTCCACAGGGAGATGGCCACTGTCAGACCGCTGAACCTTGATTTGCAGCACATGACCCTCCGCTTCACCTTTCACGCCAGCACATCAGGTTGAACGGTTATCGGGAGCTCGATTCCGTATGTACAAGGCGAACAGGCGTGACGGTTTATGTGAGAGGAGTGAAACCATGTTTCCAGTCGGTATTGACTTACGCAAAAACACCTGGATCTTTGCATGCTTTATGACGGTATCCTTAATGCGTTTATTCCGTTTTCTCCTCTTGCCTCACATATCGTCTGATAATTTCTTCATTCACTCCCACCGTACCGACAAAGTAGCCTCGGGACCAAAAATGGTTTCCCCATTGCTTACTCCAGATAAGTGGAAAACGGTTATACAGCCTAGATGGCACTGCGTCCTTTTAGATGACCCATCAGAGTTGATATCGAGATCTTAGGTGGGATGATTACGACCAGATGTACATGATCGGGCTGAATATTTAGCTCAAGAACCTTGCAATTCTTTATTCCATAGAGGATGTCGATCGTCCTGTACAGCGCCTTACCCAGCTTATCTTTCAGGATCCTGAATCAGTACTTTGACGTCCAGACTATGTGGTATTTGCAACGTCAATATACATGTGATGAACTCCTGTAAAGTCCCATGTCGGTTTGTCTCCTTTTACTTGAGGTGAGTAAGCCGAGATATTCCGATTTGGACATTCTTCAGGCCATAGCCTTACAGGATCAATCACCATCTCCCTAGAAGGTAGTTTAGGGATGACAATTAACTGTCCACCACGTTCCTGGACAGAATATTCGCGTCCCACCCCTGTGGCAGTTATCCCAGCCACAGGGGTGGGACCATGGTCCCGACAGGCCGGCAGTGATCCCAGTCCCGGAGGTGGGACCACGGTCCCGGCAGACCGGAAGTGATCTCAGTCCCGGAGGTGGGGCCACGGTCCCGGCAGAACGGCAGTGATCTCCGCCCCGAAGGTGGGCCTCGGTCCCGGCAGACCGACAGTTATCCCAGTCCCGGAGGTGGGACCACGGTCCCGGCAGACCGGAAGTGATCTCAGTCCCGGAGGTGGGACCACGGTCCCGGCAGACCGGCAGTGATCTCAGCCCCGGAGGTGGGGCCTCGGTCCCGGCAGACCGACAGTTATCCCAGTCCCGGAGGTGGGACCACGGTCCCGGCAGACCGGAAGTGATCTCAGCCCCGGAAGTGGGACCACGGTCCCGACAGACCGGCAGTTATCCCAGTCCCGGAGGTGGGACCACGGTCCCGGCAGACCGGCAGTTATCCCAGTCCCGGAGGTGGGACCACGGTCCCGGCAGAACGGCAGTGATCTCAGCCCCGGAGGTGGGACCACGGTCCCGGCAGACCGTCAGTGATCCCAGCCCCGGAGGTGGGACCACGGTCCCGGCAGACCGGCAGTGATCTCAGCCCCGGAAGTGGGACCACGGTCCCGGCAGAACGGCAGTGATCTCAGTCCCGGAGGTGGGACCACGGTCCCGGCAGACCGACAGTGATCTCAGCCCCGGAGGTGGGACCACGGTCCCGGCAGACCGGCAGTGATCTCAGCCCCGGAGGTGGGACCACGGTCCCGGCAGACCGGAAGTGATCTCAGCCCCGAAGGTGGGCCTCGGTCCCGGCAGACCGACAGTTATCCCAGTCCCGGAGGTGGGACCACGGTCCCGGCAGGTCGTCAGTTATTTCAGCCCCGGAGGTGGGAACATAGTCACAACTGACATACAATCCACTGTTCTGTAAAGGACTATAGAAACCGCTTATCTCATGAACAAGTCGAATTTCTTTGAAAGAAATGAAAAAGGCCAGCAGATTATTTGCTGGCCAGTACTAAAATGAGGAAGTGATTTGTAGGGAAAACAAGAACAAAAATATACTAAGTAGCGTGTCGGCTCTATCAGTCAGCCTTCGCTTCGAGTTCCTTAAGAATTGCTTCAATCTTCTCAATACATTCTGCCGGTACGCGAGTTCTGTCTAGATTGAGAATGACTTTGTCTCCCTTATACAGCGCAGAGGCGCCTGGTACATATTGATGTCGGGAGCTCTGACTCAATCTGGTTACGGGCGATTTCTTAAGAACGGCGGTCAACAGAGTAATAACTTCCTCGGCTTCAAATATGACACCCGCTTTTTTTTGCTCATGCATTTCTGCTGACTGTTGCTTTAACAATTCTTCTTTACCAGCAAACGCTTTAAAGAGCGCTTCACCGGCCCGGGCAGACAGTTCGCCGGGATGAGAGAAGAGGGCAACTACCGATTTTGGCAATTTGGCTGTATTGATGCAGCGGGTGATGATCTTACGCGAAATATGTTCCGCATCAGCTAGCGCAGAGACATTGCCGGCAAACTCATTCTGCAGGCGACTGGCGTAACGATGGCCACGTTCATAGGCGCTGGTCGGACGGTAATCGTTGCCCAGTCGGGAAAGCGCCGCCATTTGTTCATCATCCAGGTCACCAACCAGGACACGATAGTCACTTGATGTCAGGATAGCCGCTTTACGCCGACGACTTCCATCAGCGACTTCGATAGTATCGGAAACCCGGCGACCAAAAGCCGGTGTTTGCTGACCTGTCAGTAAAAAGGACGGGATCAGGTCATCAAGGGCATCTTCCGTCAGAAGCTCCTGGTCGCGCTCATTACCAGACCAGACCAGGGAGGAGCTCTCGACCGAGCTGCCCGGGATAACTTCCAGCGTGAATTTTACCTCCCGTCCACACACCGGGAGGCTGATAGCATTACCGCGGGCCATTGCTCCTACACGCGCAATGAGCGAATCAACCATCGGTGCAGCCGGAAATGGAGATGCAACAACTTCTGCCGGCTGAGTATTAGCCGTGTGTTTTGGAATAACAGGCGCACGTTTCATTATCAAATATCCCAACGTGGTTTAATCAGACGATCGAAAATTTCATTGCAGACAGGCTCCCAGATAGACAGGGCATTTCTCCATGCTCCTGTGGAAGAACGTTGATCGATAGCCTGTTCAAAAACAGTACGCATACGGATCTGGCCCTTGCCAACTTCATCCGTTTCACGGACAACATTTTTCAGAACCATACTGCCCCAGGCATCCCTGATCTGCTCTTCCATCCAGGGTGACTGTGAACCATTATTATTACTGTACTTGGTCAGCAGAATACGGACATCCGGCTCAAACCCTTTAAGATCAACGTTCTTAAGCAGATCACGCAGCATGTCGAAAAACTGAAGAGCAGAGGTATAGTCGAACAGTTCAGCGGGGGTAGGCACAATCAGCACGTCAGCTGCACAAACCACATTAATCGTACCAATACCGAGGTTAGGTGCACTGTCGATAACGATAACATCATAGTCGTGAGCCACCGTTTCAATGGCCAGACGGAGCATCAGGTGCGGATCGGTGGGCAATCTACCTTCGTCAAATTTTCCCATCAGCTCGGTTTCAATCCTGTGCAGCGCGAGGCAGGATGGAATGATGTCAAGACCTGGCCAGCAGGTTGGTTTTACCGCATAGCCAGCATCATCTTTTTCGCCGAGATAGAAGGGGAGTAATGTGTCTTCTGCATGAATATGAAGATCAGGCACCCATCCGTGATACATCGATGCGGTTCCCTGAGGGTCATTGCCTTCAACAAGCAAAACACGCAAACCTTTCAGGGCAAGATCCTGGGCCAGATGGACAGAGACTGATGTCTTGTAGACACCACCTTTATGGGCGGCAACACCGATAACTGGCGGGAACGCATCTTCAGACCGGCGTAAACGAGTACCGAAAACGTCCCGCATATGATTAATCTGTTCAATGGTATAGCCAACACGTTGTTCCACTCTGCCACGGGTTTCCAGATCCGGGTGGGGCAGTCGACCTGCTTTTTCTGCATCCCTGATGGCCTGAGATGAAACCCCAACTAAATCAGCGGCTTCGCCTATTCTCCAGCGGCGGGTAATCTTACGCGCCTCCGGGCTGTCATCGTTAAACTGAGCAACGGCAATAGCCTTTGTCATTTCATGGCCAGCAGCAATGCACTGGTTAAGCGTATCCATCAGTCCCATATTGAACATCCTTTAATCAACACTTTGCAATATTCTATTCAATCTTGATAATAAATGCAAAGCATCAATAAAACAGCAAACCACTAAAATTTTTGCAAAGTGACGTAAAATTTGCAAAGTTGCTCACATTATAACCTTGTAAGCATACTGATGTAGCCCCCTGAAACTCCAGACAGTAGCTGTATCTCCAGATAAGAGATAGGCTTGAATATATGTCTAACACTAACGCCAATTTTGAGATGACCGGGATCCTGTTAGGGCAAGAAGTCCGTAAACGTAAAACTCCTCAGGAGAAGATCGCCATTATCCAGCAGACGATGGAGCCGGGCATGAATGTCTCCCATGTCGCCCGCCTGCATGGCATCCAGCCCAGCCTGCTGTTTAAGTGGAAGAAGCAATATCAGGAAGGCAGCCTCACCGCCGTTGCGGCCGGGGAAGAAGTTGTTCCAGCTTCTGAGCTTACTGCTGCTCTGAAGCAGGTCCGGGAGCTTCAGCGCCTGCTGGGCAAGAAGACGATGGAAGTTGAGATCCTGAAAGAAGCCGTGGAGTACGCTCAGTCGCGAAAATGGATAGCGCACGCGCCCTTGTTGCCAAAGGACGGGGAATAGCCCTGGTCAGCCGCACCATGGGCGTGTCGCGTGCGCAGCTGTCACTGCGAATTAACCGTTCTGCCGACTGGCAGGACAGGCGCTGTAACCGGCGTGATGACGAAGCAGACGCTGAAATACTGTCAGAGATCCTCGATATCATCAGCGATATGCCCAGTTACGGCTATCGCCGTGTGTGGGGCATCCTGCGTACGCAACGTCGTACAGAGGGACTGCCCCCCGTGAACGCCAAACGGCTTTACCGGCTTATGAGCGAGCATAATCTGCTGTTACTGCATGACAAACCAGAGCGGTCGAAGCGTGAACATAAGGGCAAAATCGCGGTGGCAGAAAGCGATATGCGCTGGTGTTCAGATGGCTTCGAGTTCGGCTGCGACAACGGTGAGAAGCTGCGGGTCACGTTCGCGCTGGACTGCTGCGACAGAGAAGCCATAGACTGGGCAGCGAGCACAGGAGGCTACGACAGTTCGACGGTGCAGGATGTGATGCTGAGGTCGGTGGAAAAGCGCTTCGGCGACGGGCTGCCGACCACACCGGTTCAATGGCTGACGGATAACGGTTCAGCATATACCGCGCATGAAACGCGGAGGTTCGCCAGAGAGCTGAATCTGGAGCCGTGTACAACAGCGGTGAGCAGCCCGCAGAGCAATGGCATGGCCGAACGGTTCGTGAAGACGATGAAGGAAGACTATATCGCGTTCATGCCAAAACCAGATGTGAGAACAGCCCTGCGAAACCTTGCAGCAGCGTTCACACATTACAATGAAAACCACCCGCACAGCGCGCTGGGATATCACTCCCCGAGGGAATATCGGCGGCAGCGGACATCGTTAACTTAAGATACAAAAGCTGTCCGGAGATGGCGGGTCAAGATCAAACCTTGTAAGCATACACATTTCATGGATATATGAGAATTTAACAAAAAGTGTGCATACCTCAGTAAAGAAAAAACACTAACGCTCGCCGCAGTAAGCTCCCGAACAGAGTGAGGGGCGTCGAGGAAGCGTAATATCTGATGACATGCATAAAGAACCTTACGCACGGGCTTTCTTATGGTCAGTTAGTAGTCTGTCCGTATTGATGTTGACTGCGGTATGGTGAATATTGACTGTGGTATGCACTTGTTGTGCGATGAATGTAATTCCGGAACAGAATGATGAATGCATACCGCAGTCAATATTGAATACCGAGCTTATTCCCGTACTCTGATCTTAAAGCTGACGAATTGTGTCCTAAGTAAATAGACAGGTACGGTTAAGCTTTGAAGGGCGACTGAGAATCAGGCTATTCCTTAGACTGACATACTTGGAGGTAAAGATGAAAGGAGTTTTCCACAATCACGATCCCATAAAGTGATCCCTTGAGAGATCATATAGAGATCAAAAGAGATCCCTGGATCCTCTGAGGGCTTATTAGCTGTGACCTCAGAGGGGATCCGTCTTTGCTGTAGTATGTAAAATATTGACTATAGTGTGTATATTCTAATACTGTGATATGCAAAGACATTTACTGCGATATGTATTCCTGTTGACTGAGGTATGCATTCACCTGTTCCCGTGTGGATAACTACTGGAAGAAAAAATGGCGAGTGAAAATAATAAGTTACCTCTGAATCTGCAGGAAGTTGATAAATCAACTGGTGAAGTTGTCAACCTAGATGTCAACAGCACCAGTACAGTACAACCTGTCGCGCTCATGCGCCTTGGTCTGTTCGTTCCGACGCTGAAATCGACCGGGAAGAGTAAGGCTAACCGTAAAAACGTCACAGACGCGACTGAGGAGCTCGTACAACTCTCCATAGCCAAGAGTGAGGGTTACACGGATATCAAATAGACTGGCCCCATGAATCTCCAGACAGTTGGTATCACTTAAGTTAGTGATAGTCTTAATACTAGTTTTTAGACTAGTCGTTGGAGTCCGGATGATTGATGTTTTAGGTCCAGAGAAGCGCAGACGGCGAAGTGTTCAGGAAAAAATCGCCATTGTTCAGCAGAGCCTTGAGCCCGGAATGACCGTGTCGCTGGTCGCCCGTCAGCATGGTGTCGCGGCCAGTCAGCTGTTCCTGTGGCGTAAGCAGTATCAGGAAGGCAGCCTCACAGCCGTTGCCGCAGGAGAACAGGTTGTGCCCGCGTCGGAGCTGGCGTCTGCGATGAAGCAAATCAAAGAGCTGCAGCGCCTGCTGGGCAAGAAAACCATGGAAAACGAGCTGCTTAAAGAAGCTGTTGAATATGGCCGACAAAAAAAGTGGATAGCGCACGTGCCCTTGTTGCCGGAGGATGGCGAATAAGCCTTGTCAGTCGTTGCCTCCGGGTCTCACGTGCGCAACTGCATGCCATGGCCCGTCGGTCGAAGGACTGGCAGGATCGTCGGTGCAAGCGCAAGCCTGATGATACTGACGCGCTGGCCCGTATCCATACCGTTATCGGCGATCTGCCCACCTATGGTTATCGTCGGGTATGGGCACTGCTGCGCAGACAATCAGAAACTGACGACATGGCGGTGATCAATGCCAAACGCGTATACCGCATCATGCGTCAGAATGCGCTGCTGCTTGAGCGTAAACCGGAAATACCGCCATCGAAGCGGGCGCATACAGGGAAAGTGGCCGTTGGAGAAAGTAACCAGCGGTGGTGCTCTGACGGCTTCGAGTTCAGCTGTGATAACGGTGAAAAACTGCGGGTCACGTTCGCTCTGGACTGTTGCGATCGCGAGGCACTTTACTGGGCGGCCAGTAACGGTGGATATGACAGTGAAACCGTGCAGGACGTCATGCTGGGTGCCGTGGAGCGTCGCTTCGGTAACAGCCTGCCGACATCCCCAGTTGAGTGGCTGACAGACAACGGTTCAGCCTACCGTTCTTATCAGACGCGTCAGTTCGCCAGAATGGTAGGACTGGAGCCTAAACATACGGCGGTACGTAGCCCGGAAAGCAACGGGATGGCAGAGAGCTTCGTGAAAACGATGAAGCGCGATTACATCAGCGTCATGCCAAAGCCCGACGGGTTAACAGCGGTAAAGAACCTTGCGGAGGCCTTCGAACATTACAACGAATGGCATCCGCATAGTGCACTGGGATATCGTTCACCACGGGAATATCTGCGGCGGCGAACCAGTGATGGGTTAAGTGATAAAAAGTGTATGGAAATATAGGGGCCAAACCATCAAAATCACCGGATCGCGTCTGGATATGGATACGGACTTCAAAGTCTGGCTGGGGATCATTCGATCCATGTCTGAGTATGGCGTAAAAAAAGACTCACTGGAACTCTCGTTTGTGGAGTTCGTCAAGATGTGCGGGTTTGATTCCCGACGCTCTAATAAAAAAATGCGTGACCGCATCAGCAACTCGTTGTTCAAACTCGCGTCGGTGACCCTGAAGTTCCAGAGCGAGACAAAAGGCTGGACGACCCACCTTGTGCAGTCCGCTTACTATGATATTAACGAAGATATCATTGAGATTAAGGCTGAGCCCAAGCTCTTTGAGTTGTATCATATGGACAGAAGGGTGCTGCTGCGTCTGAAGGCTATCGATGCCCTCCAGAGAAAAGAATCCGCTCAGGCGCTGTATACGTACATTGAGAGTCTACCGCAGAATCCGGTACCTATCTCCATGAAGCGTATGCGGGACAGGCTTAATCTGACATCAAACGTCTACACGCAGAACCATACTGTCCGTAAAGCGATGGAACAGCTCAAAGATATCGGGTATCTGGATTACACTGAATTCAAACGCGGACGTTCAACCTACTTCAGCGTCCATTACCGTAATCCGAAGCTTATCAGCAGTTCAGGCAAGGTGGTCCCCAGAGATGAGGATGAGAAAAAACCTGAGCAAAATTACGATGAAGTGATTAAGGCTCTGAAAGCGGCCGGGATCGATCCACAAAAGTTGGCTGAAGCCCTGACAAACATGAAACCGGAAAATTGACTGCAGTATGCAAAAGTTGACTGTGGTGTGAAGCTGCCCGTCTCTTGACTGTGATATGCGTCACGCATACCGCAGTCAATATTACCTGATTACCTGCCCACCATTTCTCTCACAGAGCGTTGACTGTGCTATGCACAGTACCCGATTTCCATATGAAAAATTGACTGCGGTACGCACACCACTTATCTGAATACCGCTGTTCTTGACTGAGGTATGCGACAATACATACCTCAGTCAATGGTAATCGTGTGAGTTGCCGTCGCAGAATGCAGCAAAAAGGGCAGGAAAGTAGAACTTACCGGTACATTTACGTTGCCGGCGGCAGGGAACGAAGTACAGCCGCCGCATCCCGTCCGTCACCGGTAAACGGAACCGCGAGGGTGGCCGCCAGCTCCAGCGCAAACACCCGGGTATACACTTCCATCGAGCGCGGATCTTTGTGGCCGGCCAGCGCCTGAATAACTTTCTTCGGCTGCCGGTGATAGAGCATGTGCATGATGTAGCTGTGACGAAACGTATGGGGTGTCACCGGAATCGAAAAATGCACCCCGTCAGCTTCGGCCCGCTTCACCGCCTGCTTGAGCCAGTTCCTCATCGTTTCATCGGTGACGGCCCATAAGGGTTCGCGCCGGCGGGGGCGGGTGGTCACCATCCAGCTCTCCATCTGACGCACAAAATTCACATCGGTCAGTGGTACCAGTCGCACCTCATCTTTCGGCGGGCGCCCGCGGCGCGCGCGCACTTTTTCCGACAGGACCCGGACAAACGGCCGCAGTCCGTCGAAATCAAACGACTCCGGGGTGAGCATTCTGGCTTCGCCGATCCGGATGCCTGTATTCCACATGGCCGCAAACAGCATGTGATGACGCTGATCGGGCATATAAAAGAGAAGGGCGCTCACTTCGGGCGCCAGCAGGTAGGCCGGAGTGGCGCCGGCGGAGGTAGCCATCCGCCGGAGTGCGACCGCAGTCGCAAAGTCGACTCCTGGTGCGATAGGCAGCAGGGAAACGCGTTCTGGTGAATTCTGCAGGGGAATGATGTTGTTCAT